CCGTCAAGATTGGCGGCACTCAATCGGATATACCGACTGAATGCCTTGTCCAACTCTTTGACAATTTTAGAACGGGAGGTCGCCATCGTCTACCGTTACCGCTTTAGAAGTTACCTCTTCCTTTAGTTTTGGCTCGTAGGTGTCAACTGAAGCGGTATAGCTTGCCCTGTGCTGACTGCTTGATTTGAAGTCGTAACTCAAGACCGTGCTTACCCTCTTTGAGGTAGTCGTCATTTTGCTGCAACCACTTGACCAGCTTGCTTGGATTGATAACCATGCTCGCTTTGATCCAGTCAGGAGCGTTCTCGTTCGGTGTGTAGACATTCAAGCCATCCACAAAAATCACTTTGTTTTCCATTATTTAGAGTTTAAAAGTTTACTTGTTTCGTGTACGTTTCCAATGATTTCTAATATTTCAATGATTTCTGGAGAATCACAGATGTTGGAATCGTCATTGATAAAATTCCACCCATCAGAAATGAACTCAACTGAACAGGTGTAAAAAGGTTTTGGCTCTAACGGTACTCGGCAATTTACTAAATCACCCTCGTAAATCTCGTTACCGTTCTTGTCGAAAAGCCCAGTAAACTGACCTATGGTTTCGCGCTTCACCAAATGAACGGCATTGCCTTCTGAGGATTGTAACGTGGTTGTAATCTGACAAGCTCCCGAAAGGTAGCCATAAACCCAACGCCCGTCTTTGATTCTCTTGCCTCTGAATTTAATCGTTCTCATTGCTCCAATAGTTTACGAAGATAATCATTTGCAAACGCTAACCGTTCGCGGAGTTGTTCCTGCATCTCAAGGTCTGCTTCTACTCTGATTTCGATGAGTTTGAAGCGTTTATCCTTGATGCGTGGGTCGAAGCTAATGAACCGACAGGCTAAAGCTCCAGTTGCCAACATTTGCCCTTGCATCTGCCACATATACTTCGGGTCGATGTAACCCTCGAAAGCAGTCTTTAAATGGTTAGCCGTGTTGTACGGGCATTTGATTTCTATCAGTTCGCCATCAACCATGCCATCTGGAGAAGCCCCTGAGTATTCGTTAATCTCAACGAACGGCATTTCCTCAATAGTTACGCCTTTCAACTCGGAGTAGTACGCCTTGCAAATAGGCTCGTATTCGTTTCCCCAGTCTAAGGCAGCTCCGAAGATTTCCTTTCGTTCGCCTGTTAGAATTTCTGCTGCTTTCTCATAGATGTAACTAATAGCAGTCTGACCAAGCACCTCGTCTTTCTTTCGTCCGTTGGTCATCAAGTCGCCAAAGCGGGAAGCTGTAAACTTCCCTAACCTTTGTGCGTGCCATTCCTCTGAGCGTTGTTCAGAGCTGCTTATTGCTTCGTATATCATCTCTTCCATCTTACGCTCTTTTAAAGTCATCAGATTCGTCTTCGCCAAATACCCCGACCTCGTAAAGTCCTGACAGTTTCAGAACCACTCTTGATAGTGCGCGTTTCTCCGCCATCGCAACGGGGTACTTTTGCCGCGTGTTGTCAGGTGCTGACTCTCCGAAGGTTTCCATTGTAACAGGTAAGCCGTCAGGTCGTGCCATCTCGCCAGTAGCTTTTATGACTACGTGCTTTAGGTCATCGGACAAGCTGACTACATCGTAGGTAACTCGGATGCCTCTTTGAGCTTGTATGCGCTCGATACCTTGTCGGGTTATGATTACAAACCCTTGAGGGCTTTTGAAGAAGTGGTCTTTGTTTAGACCGTTCTCTTTTGCGAGGTGTTTCAACCTCTCTTGCTGCGTTTCGTTCATTGTTCTGATTTTTATTAAAGTTACGAATTAAGTGTTTGAATGTCAACCGAATTATGCTCCTCGTCATAAATGCGAATGAAGGTATACTTGCCCGATTTGATTGGTTCAGCTTGCGCGAATTTCACAAGTTTCCAAAATACCCACGGTTCAACGTGAGTAGTTCCCGCGTCAACTGGAGCGGTGCGTAGGTCGGTAATTGCTTTTCGAGCAACTAACCTAATAAACGCTGGTATCTGCTCGTTTGACATTGTAAGTTCGAATTGTAAATGGTTCATGGTTCTGTTGTTTAATGGGGTCGGCATTACCCGTTACCCCTGTTTGATTACTTTCTTATTTCAATAGCTGCTTTATATGTTTTTTCGCTAATTCTTCCTTGTTCGTATGCTTTATTTAAGCATTTCAAGCATGGTTTAAATTGACCTTTTTCCCAACTTCTAATTCCCTGACCAAATTGAGCAGTTTTCCTAATTACAATCATTCCATTGCTTGTGCTTCCACATTCAGGAAATGACGGGTCGCATTTTTGGTCACCTATTCTCTTTACAACGTGTACTAAGTTTGATAATCCGTTCATTTTGTTCTGTTTTTAGTGGGTTACCCCGTTAATGATGGGTCAAATATAAAACTATTCTTTTGAATAATCAAAACATTCAGGGCAAAAAAAGTGAAAATATTTTCGTTTTGAACTCAATTCTGCTTGAAATGAGCGTTTAGAATCGCCTCTTGATTGGTTTGGATTTCGTGATACATCTCCTCTGCGTTGACCGCAGCATCGAAGATGACCTCCTGAGTGTCCTCGAACTGGCGAATCTTGTAGCCAATGTAGAGAAGTAGGATAATGACCACCATCAGAAGAGAAATGGAAACGGTTAAAAGAAAGATTATCATTTGCTTTGTTTTTTTGCCCAGTCATCCTTTAGCTTTTCCTCCCAAACTTTGTTGCTAACGGTGAAGTGCTTTCCGCAGTATTGCTCGTGGCATTTCAAGGTGTGTCTAAGCATACCTGACTTAGTGTAACGCTTGCGCTGGTGTGTTACATTATCTGAACCGCAAGAAGGGCAAGAGAAACGCCCGTAGCCAGTAGCAGCTCCTACGTGTGTGTTATGGTTAACGTATGGCTGTAATTTGTGGAATACGTCCTCCAAAAGCCTAACGTCTTGCTTGCAATAGGTTACCATCTTGTCCATTGCTTCTGAGCAATTGTCTAAGCAGATAGCTTTCCAATCTCCGAATCCCATCGGGTTTTTCCCTTCACCGAAGAATAGGTTTCCCAAATAGTCCAACCGATTTGAATTGAATCTGAAATGCGTTCTCGCTTTCTTTAAAGTATCGTAGCTGTTCAGCTTTGGCGGCATCTCAATTCCGTGAATCAAGCACCGGGTACGAATCCACTTCTCATCAAAGTTATCACCGTTGTGAGCGACCAATTCGTCTGCTATTAAAGCAACCTCCATAAAACGCTTGAGGGCTGCCTTATCGCAACCCTCATCCCATTCAACGCTATGAACCTCATCCTGCCCCTCCCACTTCCAACAGATGCAGATAACAGCTCTTTCCTTGATGATGTTGTCGTGTGGTATGTTAGCCTTGTAACTCGATGACCAAAAGAACCCTATGTTAGGCGAAGTTTCGATGTCATAGAACAAGCGTTTAAACCCGTCAGGCGGCATTTGAAAGTTCAATAGTTTCATCTGTGCTGTGCCATAATTCGTTCTCGGTAGAATTTCGGGTCGATTTCCCGTATCTGTTTAGCCAGTTCCATCCATTTCCGTTTGGCTTCTTCTCGCTCTTCGGCTGTGGAGTCTGTCCCTAAGTTAGCTTGGATTGTGGCATTCTGCTGGAGGAGTTCGTCTATCTGTTCTCGAACTTCAGCATCTTGGTAATAGTAGTAGTTCATCTACTTATTATGTTTCGACCAACGCCAACACCTACATAGTGCTGACCATTATAGCCATAGTTTGCGCTAAAATACGTCCTTTTAACCGTTCCTTGTAAACCGATACCAAATAACGGAGTGTAACTTTCGACAAAATCGTCAAGTTTTCAGTTCTGTTTTGGTAATTGCTCCAAGTTAGCCTAACATCGTTAACGGTGGTGTCGTAATTGGCTACTTCACTCAACCACGTTTCAACTATCTTAACCGTATCTACCAATAACAATGTGTCTAAACGAGTAACTATCTTTTCCGAGTAGATGGTATCGTGTCGCGTTACTATTTCCTTACGGACAAATCTAACCGTATCAGTCCGCCAACGGTCAACGTATTCAATAGTAGGAACTGGTCGCTCAACTACTTTTGTTATGGTTTTGGACTCTGAGTTACAGCCTTGCCAAGCCACAATTACGCCCAACAAGAACGCAAGAAGGTAAGGTGTGTAGACCTTAACTAAATGTATCGTGATGTCCCCTCCCAAAGCTCTATCTCTGCTTCTCGTCTTCTGATTAAACCTTTCAGAACCTTACCTCCGCCTTTGTTCCATCTGCGGAATTGCTCAGGAATCCGAGGAAAGTCAGGGTTTGAATTTAGCCAAGCCAGCAGAGTGGAGTTTGAAAAGTTGCCGATGCCTACGTTGTACGTGAATGAGATTAACGCAGCAAGTTGATGCGCTTTCAGTTTGACCTCAACTACGTTCTTGACTTGCTTCTCAACCGTTTTGATAGTGTCCAGTAGCATCTTCTCCGCTTCCGCCTTGTCAATCTCAGGGTCGTCCATCGTTACCCGGTCACCATTTGGGTAAATTGTATTTCCGTAGCCGATGGTCGGAATGTTCGCTGGGCATAGATAAGGCTTTGAAGAGTAGCCCTCAAATTCCTTTATTACCTCTGCGGCTATCTTTGCCGCGCTTGGTCTTTTTGTCTTCGCAGTTTGTTCCATCTTTACAATCACATTCTCGCGGTGCAATAGCGCACCATTTTACATCTTGCAACGGTTCTCTTTGAGTTCTGAACGCATTTCAGCCAACGCTTTCGTGTTCTCCGATATCACTTCGCTGAACTTGTCAACGTGTTGGTTATTGGCTTCTTGCCATTCCTTACGCTCTTCGCGGTGAATGTCGGTCAGCTTGTTCAGGTAGTACACCAATACCGCGAGGAAGATTCCCGCTATTCCGTAACTCGCTAACGCCTCAAGTATTGCATCCATTATAACGCTAAATTACCTTGTTCGTCAATCTCAGTAAACATGCGGTTCAATTATCACTTCAATACCCCGATGCACGATGAACCATTTGAACGGAATTGATAGTTCAGCTATGCCGCGTTCAATCAATGGATCCTCTGGTATGATAGCACCTTGTTCATGTTCAGTTTCAATGAAGTATGGTTGCGAACTACCCGTGTCGGTTCGGTTCAATTCACACCATTCGCGTATCTGTTCAATATTATCTACTGCTATAAGTATCATTGCGGGTACATCGTTAAAAGGTCTGCATAGAGTTGGTCTTGTTGCACATCTGTCAATGCAGATTGCTTAATGCTCAAATAATAATTGGGGAACGGGAATGGAAGTGGTGATGCCGTGTTCGCGTTAAATAGTTGGTAGTAGTGTGTACCTGTGCCAGCCAAAGAACCTGTGACAGATAGCGTCTGCGTAACACCGTTTATAATCAATCGCATTGTGCCTGATGAGTATTTTGCTACAACTATAACCTTACCGTTTGTTAACGGAGATGACAACTTAAACACTCCTGAGCTTGTTCTAACTTGAAAACAAACCTTTCTCGGAGATGTCGTGTTGTCATCAACAAATATGTTAAACCTTGAAGACGTTATAACGATGTAGGCACTCAACAAGACCAGCAGGTTGTACTCACCTTGAACCGTATTGTGGTTGTAATCGAACACAGCCGAAATGGTAACCTCTGATGCGTCCGTCATCGCCAATGGCGTGACCAGTCTATCGTCATTCTCGGAATAAACACCAACGCACTCGGAAGAACCACCCCATTTTGTCGTATAACATCTTGTGGTAGCTGATATGGCGGTTGCATCGTTTCCGCTTCCTGTGATGTCTGCGAGCACATTGACCTTATTGGAGACAAGTGTCAACTGATTTTTAAATGCCGCATCAAAAGCATATTTAGCCTCCAATGTTCCAACGGTAATAGAAACGCTATCAGTAGCTGAATTGCCGCCCGTGTCCATAGCAGACACGCATAGGTCATACGTTCCTGCGTAACTTGCCGCCCATACATAAGCGTTTGATGCTTGGTCTACTCTCTGCCATTGTCCTATGCTTGACCTAACGTAGAACGTATAAGTTATAACTCCTGTGAACCCCGTAGTTGTTGCGGTAATGGTCACATCGTCCCCATAATCGGGTGTGGAATCGCTTAATGCTACGGATATTGAGCCGCCAGCACCACCGCCTCCAATCGGCCTTGTTAGAATTGATGGCATAGCTTATTGGTTATAGATAATAACACTTCCACTTGACATAGTGATTGCTGTGATAGCATCACCTGAAGGCACTACGATGTACGCCCCAGCTTTCAAGGTTGCGCCCGTTAGTCCAAAGGCAGCAAGGCTATCAACGCCATCCACTTCGAAGGTGGTTAATACGGTGTCCTCTTGCGCTATGAAGGCGTAGCCTTTCAAGCCTGTTAATGCTCCCGTTCCTGTCAGGAGTTTGCAGCCGCGTGTTCCGATTAGTTTTTGTGATTCAGTCATTAGTTAGGTATTTGGCACTTGTTATAATCGTATGGTTGTGTTATTGAAAGTACGCAAGAATGCCCGCTTACCTTGTCATCAAATCGCTCGGTAAATGGCTCAAGCGTTACGCTCGTTTGTATGCTTAAATCAGTCGTGTGCAATTGCCGAAAATACGCCACGAAATCAAGTAGAACTTGGATGGTGTCGCTCATAACTTCCTGTTCGTTCTCTTCACCAGGAAGAACTCTATCCATCGCTAACAGTCGGATGTTGTAGGTTAAAGTTCTTTCAGATAGAACAACGCTCTCCTCAATCGCCCACAGAACTAAATAGTCAAGCTCCTTTGGGTTGATTTCCCAAACGTCCCCCTGTCCGTACTGCTTCACCTGAAGGTGCGCTGTGGCTTGGTTCTCGATTAGGGTTAATATTTCGTTGAGCGTGTACATATGCCTTTAGCTTCGCTTGATTTCTCTTACTTGCGTTTGTACTCATATTTGTCCTCTAAGCTAATAAACTTCGGTCTACGTCCCAAGAACATTCCTGTCGTGTAGGTTCGTGTATCGGGCTGGATAGTGTCAAGACCATCGTCGGGGTTAGCGTAAGCTGGGTAGTTGGATTCATTCTCTAAAAGGAAAGTAACGAGCCTCTCGGTGTACCATTCTGCCTTATCCTTGTAACGCTTTGAAATGAAGTTTATTTCATCCAAAGAAGCGTTTGAACTGTTCTCAGAACTCTGCTGGTGTACGCCCTTATTCAGGAACTTGTAGCTAATGGCGGTCGGTGCTTCGCTTTGAACCCAATGCAAAAGAGCTGGTTGGATGTAATCCTCCAAAAGTGTAAGGTTCGCAGCCGTTAACGTGGAGTTCGTTATCTGCGTCTTGAGTTCGTTGTATAATGTCGTACCAATCTTGTGCTGGATGTGGATGTCCTGACACATCAAAACCACAGGTCGCAGATATTTGAAGTCGATATTCTCGTGGAGCAAAGTGTTGTCCTTGAGAAACGTCTCAGATATGAATAGAACATTAGCCATCTTACTTCTTTATACGCATTAGTTTCTGCTCCCAGTAGTGTCGGCAATGGTACGATTTACCCCAAAAGCCACCGCCTCGCATCCATACGTTTCTATTTTGACTTACTCCGATGTTCTGAATCTCGGTAAGTTTCCAGCTCTTGCCAGCTTGTGTTTCTTGAACCAACTCACGGCAGAATGGCCGAGTAGTGTCAATGATGGCCGCGCCACTTGCCTCTGGTCTTTTCGCGTAAACGTAACGTATAACGAACTCCTCCTCTACTGGTGGTATTTCATCAAGCAACCGTTCGCCTTCTTTGGTTACTTCTACGGCTCTTTGCGTAGAATCAAGCACCTCGTCAATGGCTATATTGATAGCGTTC